CGCTCGTCCCACTCCACTCGACCCTGAGTTCACCATGCGATCTCCTTCGCACCTCGAATCGTGCCCCGAGGGCCACCGTCAACCGGAGTCATTCGCGTTGCCGACGTCCGACGCTGGTTCACTTCCGGAGCAACCAGAGTTGGGATTCGACTTCAAATCTCAGGTGGATGGCGCGGCGGCGGTGCTCCTCGACAAGATCACGAGGGCGATCGACGCGAGCGGCAAGAGGGGCGATGGGTTCGCTGCGGATCTCGACCTCGACCCGGCGCAGCTCTCGCGCGCGCTGCGGTCCCGCGGCGCCCACTTCTCCGTCCGCTGGATGCCAGCGGTGATCTGGCGGGACCGGGACCACACGGTGATCCGCTTCCTCGCAGCCATGGCCGGCGGCGAGTTCGTCCCGAAGCCGAAGAGGACCCGCGAGGACGAGAACGAGGCGCTTCGCCGGTACGTCGAGGAGCACATGGGCGAGCACGGCATGGACGTCATCAAACATGCGCTGGGTGAGGAGCGGGCATGAGCGAGAGCTACGCGGCGCCGTGTCCGCACTGTGAGCGGTTCTTCACGGACCTGCCGGCGCATGTGGCCGCAACCTGCGGCTTGCCCACCATTGAGACCGACCGGGCTCCGATGCCGTACCTAACGGCAGACCGGTGGACCGCGCTGTTCTGGGCCAGGGTGACGCGACGCGGGCCGGACGAGTGCTGGCTATGGGCGGCGGGGCGCAACAGTATGATCCGAGGCACGGTGGTGATCCCGAAGAAGCTGAACGGGATCGGCCAACTCTTGAACTGTACCGTCCGCAACCGGCACATGCTGGCACACCGGGTGGCCTGGGCCCTTGTGAACGGGCAGATCCCAGTGGGCGGGCAGATCTGCCACCGCTGCGACAATGGGTTGTGCTGCAACCCGGCGCATCTCTACCTGGGCGACCACCACGACAACATGAACGACACTGTGGTGCGGAAGCGGCACAGCCTGCTCCGTGCTGCGCGGCGCGCGGGGGTGGAACCGTGACCCTCCATAACGGCGCCCTAGCGATGGACCTGGCGCGCGTCGCCCAATTCACCGCGTTGCGGCGCGACTGGCAGCCCAGCACCCGGCAGACGCTGCTGCATGTCGCGGCGATTCTCCGAGCGGAAGCGATGGCGCAGATCCTCATCGAGCAGGTCGCCCGCGCGTGCGCGAGGAGTGGGGGCGAGTCGTGACGGTCCCCGCGACGGTGGACTACTGCGGTGGGTGCGGAGCAGTGGTCTGGGATGGGCAGGAGCACCTCTGCCCCGCGTACGCTCCGGAGTGGAGGAGTCGTAGGGCCAACGCAGCAACCACGAAGGGAGGTGTTGATGGTGCGGCGCTAGACCACGAACCGATCGAGGAAACGAAGGGCGCGGCGGCCGGGCTGGTCGAGCTGGTCGCCGCGTCGAAGGGCATCACCCTCCACGAGGCCCCGCAGCTTCCCGCGCTCGAGCGCATCAAACGCCTGCTCGACATGTGCCTCACTGTGGATGAGGCCGCCGAGGTCCACGGCCAGTTCTGCGCGGCGGAGGTCTACTACCGCAAGCGCTCCGACGCGATCGAGATCCAGAACCAAGCATCAGAGGCGCGCCTGCGGGCCGAGCGCCGCATCGGCGAGCTGCTCCGCGCGACGCCCAAGCACAAGGGCGGGCGCCCCTCGCTAACCGGTACTTCCGAGGGACCGGTTAAGACGCTGAGCGAGATCGGCATCAGCAAAAACCAGGCGTCGATCTGGCAGAAGGTCGCAGCGCTCGCGGCGGAGGACTTCGAGGACCGGATCGCGGCGGCGAAAGAGAATCACCTCGAGCTCACCACCTACCGCGTGCTCCACGAGGCGAAGGAAGTGGCCGCGGCGGCCGAGCGGCTGGCGAAGCGAGACGAGGCGCCTGCGGCAACTCCCGCGCCGCGCTCCGTCAACGCGAGCGATGCGGCCCTCCGCGAGATGGCGCGCGCAGCCTTCGAGGCCCCTCGCCGAGCCTTCACGGATGAGCTGCCGGATGAAGCAACCACGAAGTTCCTGCGCGCCGAGGCGGTTCGTTTCATCGCCGACCTCGACACCTTCGAAGGCTCGCGGATCAAGCGCGTCGCACTCGAGCAGCCGTCCACCCCGTAGCCACCCCGAGAGGCCCGATGCCGTCCCCCTGTCCCTCCCGCCCCCTCTCCAGCGCGCAGCTCCTAGAGCTCGCGTCGCTCGTCTCCTCTACTGGCGCCAGTTACCGGGCGATCGCGCTGACCGTGGGCCTGAGAGACCACGAGTGTGTGTGCTGGATCTGTGGGGGCGTCCAACCCCTCGGCTGTAGCGGCGCGTGCCGCGGGAGGCGCTCCAATGCCTGACCTATCCACCCCAGAGGAGCGCTCGCGGCGGTCACAGCGCGCTCACCGGCTCGGGCGCAGGCGTATCGCGGCGTTCGGCGCGTGGCTCGCCTCGGAGCGCGCCGCTGGCCGTGAGCCCTCCATCGAGGAGCGCGGCGCCGAGCGCGCGAGGATCAGGGGGGCCGTTCGGTGATCGACCACGTGGTTCACCTCGGAGACTGCCTCGACCCGGTTACGGGGCTCGCGTCGCTACCGGACAAGAGCGTGGACCACGTGATCTGTGATCCGCCGTACTCCGAGCACGTGAGCGGCAACAGCGTGCGGGGTGATGGTCATAGGGCCGGCGGGAAGCTCAGGGCGCTCGGATTCGCGCATCTCACGGAAGAGACGATGAAGGCCGCTGCACTCGAGTTCGCGCGCATCGTTCGTCGCTGGGCGCTCGTCTTCTCCGATGTCGAGAGCGGCCACCTTTGGCGGGCGGCGCTAGAGGCCGGCGGGTTAGAGTTAATCCGCTCCGGGGTCTGGGTGAAGGAGTTCCCCACGCCGCAAATGACGGGGGATCGGCCGGCGATAGGGGTGGAGCTGATCACGATCGCGCACCCAAAGGGCCGCAAGCGTTGGAATGGCGGCGGGCGCCCCGCCGTTTGGACGTGCCCCACAGCCTACCGCGACGGCGACCCAATTACGCACACCACACAGAAGCCTACCAGGCTCATGTCGGCGCTGGTTAGGGACTTCACGGACCGTGGCGAATTGATCTGCGACCCGTTCTCAGGGTCCGGGACCACGGGGGCGGCGGCAAAACAGATGGGGCGTCGCTTCATTGGTTGGGAGTTGGATGAGACGCACGCCCGGAACGCACAAGCCAGGCTATTGGTTGCGCGTGATCAGTTGCCGATATTCGCGGAGGGGTCATGAAGCCCTTCTGGCCCAACCCGGTCTCCGGGAGCGACATGAGCACAGCCAAGGACCACGCGGACGCGATCTGGCTCTGCGCAGCCGCGAGCGAGGCCGCGAAGGATGGGCGGTTTCAGGATGCGCTGCGGTTGGCCGTGAGAGCGGCGGTGGAGCTCCGGAAGCTGGCGACGGGGGTGGACCGTAAGGCCGGGGAGTAGCGGAGGAGCGAGATGGGTGAGCGCGAGAGAATTCCGCCGAGGACATGGGATGAGGTCGAGGCTCTCGAGGCGGCAGCGGAGGGAGGCGACGAAATAGCCGTCGCCTACCTGAATCAGCCGTATCGGTTCGCGACCAAGTCTCCGATAGAGGCCAAGCTCGCCCAGGCCATCATGGGTGCCGCGCCCTACCGCTGGATCCCGAAGGTCTACGAGCCGCAGAGCGATCTCTTCGTCGCCCTTCACCCGAACTGGATGTTTCAGTTCCAAACGCAGGTGCCGATCCCTCCGTACACGGTGGACCTCTTGCTCTGCTGTCATGAAGAGGTCCGCATTGTCGTCGAGTGCGACGGGCACGACTTCCATGAGAAGACGGCGGCACAAGCCGAGCACGACAAGCGGCGCGATCGGTTCCTCCAGGCCCAGGGTTATCGAGTGCTGCGCTTCACCGGCCGAGAGATCTACCGGAGCGCGGAAGCGGCGGCAGAAGAGATCCTGAAGACGGCCACCAGGCTCGCCCAAGAGCGGGGGGCCGCCTGATGCGCTGGGAGGACGAGAAATACGTCCGCGTGTACACGCGCGACACCGCCGACTGGCTGGCGCTCTCGTTCGATGCGCAGGCCCTCTTCACCCTCCTTCTACGCAAGGTCGACCGTGCCGGCATCCTGGCGCTCGGGAAGCACGGCAAGAAGGCGGTGGCGGTGGTCCTGGGGCACACGAGCCTGTGGGCCGAGAGGCTGGCCCCGGCTCTCGAGGAGCTTCTCGCCGATGGGTGCGTCACGCTCGACGCCGACCGGCTCATCGTCCCCAACTTCGTGGCGGCGCAGGAAGCCGTGATGAGCGGGGCCCTCCGCACCCGGGAATGGCGCGAGAGGTCCAAGGACCGGGATGGGTACCAGCCAGGGCGAGGGCTGGTACTAGGTGACGAAACGTCACCACAAGAGGAGACGAAATGTCACACTTCCGTGACGAGTGGTGACGCGGCGAGACGCGGCGTGACGCCGTGTGACTCCTTCCTTGCTGTACCTTCTGTACCTTCTGTACCTACTACTACCTCCGCCGCGCCAAGCGCGTCGGCCCCGGGCGAGGAGCTCTTCGCTGCCCCTGCCCCTGCGGAGACGCCACCCCCCAAGGCGAAGCGCCCGAAGGCCGAAGAGGCAGCCGACCCGCGGCACGCGGTCTTTATCGCCTCCGCGCACCGGCTCTTCGGGGCGAAGTTCCCGGGCGGGCACCTGACCGTCAACGGCAAGGACGGGACGCACTTACGGGACTTCCTTACCTGCCAGCCAGCCGTGACGCTCGAGCAGTTCGAGCACGTGTACCTGACGGCGGTCGCGCTCGGCGGGAAGTGGCCAGGCTGCACCCGCGTCGCCGACGTCGTCGACCGCTGGTCTGACCTCTTCGCGCTCGCGACAGGGCCGCCTAACGGCGCTCGCCAATCCTTCGCCTCCGCCAGCCCCGCACGCACCGAAACCCGAAAGGTCGCCATCACGTGAGCCAGCCCGATCCAGTAGCCATCTCCTCCGCGATGGCCCGCCTGCGTAACATCGCCGAGGAGCGCAAGCGCGAGCTCGACAGTGACCCGACCCTGAGCGAGCAGATCCGGAAACGCATCGCCGAGCACGAGGCGGGCAGGGCGACAGAGGCGAGGCGCTGGCGGGACGCTGTGCTCGAGCAGGCCGGCATCCCGCGGCGCATGTGGGCGGACCTCGAGAGCCTGCAAGAGACCCCGGCCGTGGCCGCCACGAGGGCCTGGCTCGGAGGCGGCAAGACGTTTCTCGTGCTCGAGGGTGGCGTGGGAGTCGGGAAGACGTACGCAGCGGCGGACTTCGCCGCGTCACCGGGCGGACTCTTCGTCAAGGCTGACGCGCTTGCCAGGCTTTCAGCCTTCGATATCGAGGGGTGGGAGCGCATCTATCGCGCCCCACGGCTGGCGATCGACGACCTGGGGACGGAACGGCTCGACGAGAAGGGGTGGGCCCTCGGAGCGATCCTCGCGTGCATCGACCGGCGGTACGACGACGCGGCGCGAACGGTCATCACAACCAACCTGAGCCTCGATGCCGTCCGCGAGCGATACGGGAAGGACGGGGGCCGCCTCTTCGACCGGCTGCGGGAGGCAGCGGAATGGGTGCAGCTCGCCGGGACCTCGATGCGGAAGGCGCAGTGATCATCTGCGACGCGCCAGGCTGTATGCGGCCGTCACGGACCGACGCGGACGGGAGGTGCCATGTTCACGACAGAGCAGAAGCGGGAGTGGAGCCGCACAGCGGACCACGAGCGGGCGGGCCGCCGCAGCCATGGGCACAGAACCTGGGAGCCCTGGGAAGACCGGACGGTGCGGCGGCTGCGCGAGGAAGGGTGGACGGCGCGCGCGATCGCCGTGCACCTGGGGCGTTCGTACACCGTGATCCTCCAGCGCGTTAGGACGCTCCAATGACCGCCGCTCTCGCCTCGCTGTCCCTCCTCGTCGGCCTCTGGCTCCTCCGCCGGAACCGGAAGCGGTGCTGGTTCCCACGGGAGCGAGTGAGGCACCCGGAGAGGCTCACGGGCGCCGTGTGGCCTGAACCGCCCACGAAGCGAGGTTGGCTATGAGCAAAACCACGCACGACCCAGAGCCGTGGTTCGTGGACAACAGCCGCGGATACGAGGAGTTCAAGAGCGTCATTGCGTCCCGGCAACCCCCAGAGGGCGACGACCGCTGGATCGTCCCGGCCGACGATGACGCCGACGCTCGACGCATCGTCGCCTGCGTGAACGCGTGCGCCGGTATCCCGACCGAGGCGTTGGAGAGGGGGGCGCTAGGGAGGGCGATTCAACATATTGCGAACCTAAGCGCGAATACCGGGTTTCCAGGGAGTCTCCGCGACGACCTCGCCAGCCTCGCCCGCGTCCTCGGGAGGCTCCCCCCGTGACCTGTTTCGCCACCTGCCCACCCTGCCCAGGGTGCGAGGAGCTTCGGGCGAGGCTCATCGACGTCGAGAGGGAGCGGGATCAACTCCTCCGCCCCACGATGGCCTGGCTCCTCCGAGCGCTCCAGGCCGCCCAAGATGACGCTCTCAAGCGCGAGGCGGCGCAGAACGGGGCGGGCAAGTGAACGCGCCGCGCGGCCGTCCCGATGCGATCGCCACCCCGGACGCACCAGGCGGCGGGTCCACGCCGAACGTCGAAGGACGGGCCCATCCCGTTCGCCTGGCGCAGTGCTCCAGCTGCGGCAGGAAAGCGTGGGCAGGCACCAACGGGGTGCCACTCAGGTGGACCGGCGACCTCTGCCGTCACTGCGTAGTGCTCGGGAGGATGCTTGGCCCTGCATAGGCGAGCGGCGAAGAGGGACGACAACGAGGTTGAAATCGTCACGGCGCTGCGCAGGGTCGGCGCCGACGTGCGCCGGCTCTCAGGCGCTGGCGTCCCGGACCTGCTCGTGGGCTTCCGGTGCCGGACGCTGCTGCTCGGCGTGAAGCGGCCGGACGGACCACGAGGCGGCACCTCGGCAGGCCGAGATCGCAAGAGCGGAGACCAGCGGCCGGACGCGTGGCCCGGCGGGCCGTGGGTCGTGGTGACAACGGTGGCCGAGGCTCTCGAGGTGCTCGGCTTTATGGCGGAGGCCGCATGACGCACCACGCAAGGCTCGTCCATTGGCAGTGCGCCGGTTGCGACCTCATCCGCACCACCTACCCGGAGGGATACCCGCGCGGGTGGCGACACGAGAGCGGGAGCGACGTTTGTCGGATCTGCGGCAGAGGGAGGCGGGATGCTCGACATGGTCACAGCGCGACGCAGCAGGGCCCCCTGGTCGATGAGGCGCGGCAGCGAACCGGAGCGGCAATGCCTGGGTTGCCACCGCACGGTGCAGGGGCGGCGCTTCTGTAGGGCGTGCCGTAAGCGCATCGAGGACGGGCAGCCGGTCGAGGCGTCGGACTGCCTGAGCTACGACGACGTGAGGTGGCTGCGGAGATGGTCTAAAAGGGCTTGAAGCAAGCCCAATAGACGTCACGATAGACCGAGGCTAGATGGCTCTCGGTCGAAAGACAGGCGGACGCAAGAAGGGCTCCAAGAACCGATTCCCCTCGGGCGTTGGGGAATTGCGCGAAGCGGCAAAGAAGCAGAAGGAAGCATTCCTCAAGGCGTTCGTGGACAACAACCGGGCGCTCGCCGAGAAGAAGTGGGCGGACATCGGGGACCCGGCGGACGCGTTCAAGCTCTGGCTCGCTGCGGCCGAGTACGCCTATCCCAAGCTGGGTCGGCTCGAGCATACCGGGGAGGGCGGTGGACCGGTCGTACACAGGATCGAGCGCGTGATCGTCGACCCCGCGAAGCCATGACCTGCCTGCGCATAGAGACTCCGCGGGCGTTCGTCCCGCTCCTGGAACCGGCCAGGTACAAGGGGCTGCACGGTGGGCGAGGGTCCGGGAAGTCGCACTTCTTCGCGGAGTCGCTGATCGAACGCTGCCTGATGCACCGCGGAACCCGCTGGGCGTGTATCCGCGAAGTGCAGAGGTCACTGGAACAGTCAGTGAAGCGGCTCCTAGAGGACAAAGTAGAGTCGATGGGCGTGGCTGCCTCGTTCGAGGTCCAGAAGTTCGAGATCGGCACGCCCGGCGGCGGGCTGGTCATCTTCCAGGGTATGCAGAACCACACCGCCGACAGCATCAAGAGCCTCGAAGGATTCGACGGTGCGTGGGTCGAAGAGGCGCAGAGCCTTTCACAGCGCTCGCTCGACCTCTTGCGGCCCACGATCCGCAAGGAAGGCTCCGAGATGTGGTTTTCGTGGAACCCGCGCCACGAGACCGACCCGATCGACAAGCTCCTGCGCGGCGAGCACGCGCCGCCCGGTGCCGTTGTCGTGGAGGCGAACTACAGCGACAACCCGTGGCTGCCGGACGTGCTGCGGCAGGAAATGGAGTACGACCAGCGGCGCGACCCGGACAAGTTCGCTCACGTGTGGAGGGGCGGATACGTGCGCGCGAGCGAGGCGCGGGTCTTCCGCAACTGGCGCGTGGAGGAGTTCGACATCCCGTTGGACGCGATCATCCGCCAGGGCGCGGACTGGGGCTTCGCCGTCGATCCGGCGGTGCTCGTCCAGTGCTACACGATCGGTCGCACGCTCTACGTGCCGTACGAAGCATGGATGATCGGCTGCCAGATCGACAACCTGCCGGACCTGTTCGCCACGGTGCCGGGCTCGGCCCGATGGTGGATCACCGCGGACTCCGCGCGGCCCGAGACGATCGCGCACATGCAGCGCCACGGGTACCCGAAGCTTGGCCCTGCGGTGAAGGGCGCTCGCAGCGTCGAGGAGGGGATCGAGTTCCTGCAGTCCTACGACATCGTCGTGCACCCGCGGTGTCGGCACACGATCGACGAGCTCACGCTCTATAGCTACGAGACCGATCCGCTCACGGGTCAGGTGCTGCCGCGGCTCAAGGACAAGGACAATCACGTGATCGACTCGCTGCGCTACGCCTGCGAGGGCGCGCGCCGGGCCGTGAAGCCTGCGCCCCCTGCGGCCCCGCGGCCACAGCCTCGCGCTCCTACGGGATGGATGGCGTGAACGACAAGACCAAGACCGTCATCGCCACCGCGCTCGAGCGCTTCAAGCGCTGCGAGGAGGCTGAATCAGAGAACCGGAGCAGGTCTCTGGAAGACCTGGCGTTCAGCCTCGGGACGCAGTGGGATGAGGCCGTGCGGCGCGCACGCGAGACGGATCCAAACGGCGCCCGGCCGTGCCTCACCGTCGACAAGCTCGATCAGTACGTCCGACAGGTTGTGAACGACGCGCGGCAGAACAAGCCGGCGATCAAACCACGCGCGAAGGATGCAGGCGCCGACGTCGAAACAGCCGAGGTGCTGGCTGGCATCGTGCGCCACATCGAGGACCAGTCATCGGCCGACATCGCCTACGACACGGCCGTGGAGATGGCGGCCCGCGCCGGATTCGGCTTCATCCGCGTGGTCACGGACTACTGCTACGACGAGAGCTTCGAGCAGGACATCCTGATCCGTGAGGTGGCGAACCCGTTCGCGTGCTACGTCGACCCGGACACGCAGCAGGCCGATGGCTCCGACGCTCGGTACGGCTTCGCCTGGGAGGACATGCCCCGCGAGCAGTTCGAGGCGCAGTACCCGGACGCGGACGCGAGCGGATTCGACGCTGGCGGCGAGGGAGAGGACTGGATCCGCAAGGATACGGTGCGGGTGTGTGAGTACTTCTCGGCCGAGGATGAGCCGCGCCGCGTGTGGCAGAGGCAGGATGGGCAGGCGTCGGAAACGGAGATCGAGGGCGCTGCGAGCCGCACGACGAAGCGCCGTAAGGTGATGTGGCGCAAGATCACTGCGCGCGAGGTGCTCGAGGAACGCGAGTGGCCGTCCAGGTACATCGGGATCGTTCCGGTGTACGGGCACCGCATCAGCGTCGAGGGCCGGCGCGTCACGCGGTCGATCGTCGGATCGGCGAAAGACGCGCAGCGCATGTACAACTACGCGGCCAGCGCGTTCGTGGAACGCGTGGCGCTCACGCCGAAGGCCCCCTTCATCGCGACCGTGAACCAAATCGAGGGGCACGAGGCAACCTGGCAGACCGCGAACACCGGCAACTACTCGGTTCTACCGTACAACGCGGACCCAAACTCACCGCCACCGCAGCGCCAGCCCGCGTCGGACATCCCGTCCGGGTGGATGGCCGTCATGCAATCCATGGAGCACGACATCCAAGGCGCGCTCGGCATGTACAACGCCGCGGTGGGCGCGCCCAGCAACGAAAAGAGCGGCCGGGCGATCCTGGCGCGGCAGAAGGAAGCGGATGTCGCAACCTTCCACGTGATCGACAACCTCTCGCGAGCCATCCGCCAAGTAGGGCGGATCGTGATCGACCTCATCCCGCGCATCTACGACACGGCGCGCGTGGTGCGCATCCTGGGTGAGGACGGGACCGAGGAGTTCGCGCGCATCGACCCGGAGCAGCAGGAGGCGCGCCGGGACATCCGCGACGTGAGTGGGCAGGTCATCGAGCGGATCTACAACCCTGGCGTCGGGCGCTACGACGTGACGGTGACGGTCGGCCCTGGCTACTCGACCAAGCGGCAAGAGGCTGCCGAGTTTCTGACACAGGTGGTGCAGTCCTCGCCCGCAATGATGCAGGTCGCGGGCGATCTCATGTTCAAGGCGCTCGACATGCCGTACGCCGACGAGCTCGCCGACCGCATGCGCAAGATGATGCCGCCGCAACTCCAGGAGCAGGCAGGGCCCCAAGTGCCTCCCGAGGTCCAGCAGCAGATGGAGGCCATGGGGCAGCAGATGGCGCAGCTGCAAGAGCAACTGTCCGCGGCAGCGGCGCAGCTCGGCGATAGGCGCATGGAGTACGAGGGCAAGCGGGCGGACCTGCTCATCAAGGAGCGCGAGCTGGCGATCCGCGAGTTCGACGCCGAGACGAAGCGGATCCAGGCCGTACAGGGCGGGATGGGGCCCGAGGCGATCCAGGCGCTCGTGCTCGACACGCTGGCCCATGTGGCGACACCGCCGGAGCCGATCATTCCCCCTGAGCAGATGAACGGAGAGACCATGCCTAGCGGCGGGCTTCCACCGCGAGAGGAGCAAAATGGCTGACGAGATCACCGCACCCGAGCCCACGCCGACGGTCACGCCCCCGCCGACGCCTGGCGACAGCACGCAGACCCCGGATCCGGAGACGAGCGACAGCGCGGAGGCGCAGGACCCCAAACCGGACGCTGGCGAGGGCAACGCCGAGCCCGAGCGGCACGCGCTACCCAAGGGCGTGCAGAAGCGCATCGACCGCCTGACCCGCGAGAAGTACCGGCTGCAAGCGGAGCTCGAAGTGGCGCGCAAGCAGGCGCCGCAGCCCGAGCCCCAGGCCAAGCCCGCGGGCGCGGCGGACGGTGCACCGAAGCCTGATCAGTTCAAGAGCTACGAGGAGTTCCTTGAAGCCCGCGCTGAGTGGAAGGCGGAACAGCGGGTGGGGACCCTTCTCGGCGAGCTGCGCGAGAAGGCGCAGCGCCAGGCCGGCCAGGCCGAGCAGGAGAAGTTGCAATCCCAGTGGGAGAAGCGCGTTGGTGAGGCGCTGACCACGTACGACGACTTCGAGGAGGTGGCCCTTTCGCCAGAGGTGCCGATCTCCGAGCCGATGATGGCTGCCATCCTCCGTTCGCCGAAGGGCGCGGACGTGGCCTATCACCTCGGCAAGAACCGGGAGCTGGCAGCCCAGATCGCGGGGCTCGACCCCATCGGTGCCGCCATCCGCATTGGAGAGATCGCGGCGACCATCACCAAGCCGGCACCGAAGAAGACCAGCGACGCCCCCGCCCCGATCAGCCCGGTCGGCGGACGCGCCGCGGCCCAGAAGGACCCCACCAGGATGAGCACCGACGAGTGGATGCGCTGGCGCAACGACCAGGCCGGCATCCGTCGCCGATAACCAACAAGGACCCTGATTCATGGCCCAGACCATTCTCACGCCGACCGAAATCACTCGGGAGGCTCAGCGCGTGCTTCACCAGAAGTTGAACTTTGTCGGCAACATCAACCGCACCTACGACGACCGATTCGCGAAGTCGGGTGCCCGGATCGGCGACACCCTGCAGATCCGCCTCCCGAACGAGTACACGGTCCGTACCGGAAAGGTGCTCAACGCGCAGGAGACCAGCGAGCAGAAGGTGGACCTGACCGTTGCCACGCAAAAGGGCGTAGACGTCAACTTCTCGTCGGCTGAGCTCACCATGAGTTTGGACGACTTCTCCAAGCGCATCATCGAGCCGGCCATGTCGGTGCTCGCGGCCTCCATCGAGTCGGACGCGCTGTCCATGTACAAGGACGTGTACAACGAGGTGTCCGACGTCGGCGCAACCCTGGCGCTGGCTGATGTGCTCGAGGTGCTCAAGAAGCTCACCGACAACCTCGCGCCGATGGACATGAGGACCCTGCTCCTCACCACGCGCAACAACGTCGACCTGGTGTCCGCTGCCACGACCCTCTTCAATGACCGCTCCAAGGTTGCGGAGCAGTACCGGAAGGGCCTCATCGGCAACGATTTCCTTGGTTTCGACAGCGTGTATCAGAACACGCTCCTGCCGCTGCACACCACCGGTACCGACGACGGCACCGGCGACTACTTGACCGACATCGCCGCGGCCGAGAACGACGGCTCCGCGGGGCTGCTCAACATCGACACGGGCGCGGGGTCGTTCAAAAAGGGCGACATCATCGAGATCGAGAGCCTGCTCGCGGTGCATCCCGAGACCAAGGTCTCCACGGGTGTGCTCAAGCAGTTCGTGGTGACCGCGGACGCCACTCCCGGCGCCGGCGGCGGCGACCTGGCGATCAGTCCATCGATCATCACCTCCGGAGCTCGGCAGAACGTCACCAACACGCTCGCGGACGGGAAGGCGATCTACAAGCGGGAGAGCGACAGCACAACCGCCATCGGTAACGCTGCCGATTACTACATCGGCGTCGGGTTCCATCGGGACGCGTTCGCCTTCGCGTCGGCCGACTTGCTGATGCCCAAGGGCGTCGACTTCTCGGCCCGCGAGGTCTTCGACGGCGTCTCGCTGCGGATCGTCCGCCAGTACGACATCAACAACGACAACCTTCCTTGTCGGATCGATGTGCTCTATGGGTATAAGACGATCCGTCCTCAACTGGCGTGTCGGCTGGGGTTTAACTAGCCCCGCGGGCGGCCAGTGAGTCACGTGCGGTGATATCCATGGCGTGCTACGATATCAATAACAGATCGGAGAACGCCATGGACCTCACCGTTTGCTGCATCAAGGGTTGCGATCGGGCCTCGGTAGCGCTTGGGCTGTGCTCGCTGCACTACCGGAGAACGCGCCTGTACGGCTCTCCGGCGGCGACGAAGTGGCACAGCGGAACCGCTCGACACGTAAGCATCGAGGAGCGGTTTATGGAGCGCGTGCGGAAGACGGACTCGTGCTGGACATGGATCGGCGGCAGGGACGCGTACGGATACCCGATGTTCAGAGCGAACATAGGTGGCGTGCTGTTCAAGAAAGGCCATCGCGCATCGTTCGCCCTGTTCAGGGGGCCGGTCGCAGAGGGAATGCACGTGTGCCACGCCTGCGACAACCCGAGTTGCGTCAACCCTGACCACCTCTTCCTTGGAACGAACAAGGACAACATGCGGGACAAGATCGCCAAGGGGCGCGCACAGGCGCCTAAGGGCGAGGATTCTCCGCATGCCACGCTCACGGAGGAGCAGGCGCAGACCATCCTGCTCGATGCCCGCCCCTACATCGTCATCGCCGCGGAGTACGGCGTAGCTGCGTCTACCGTGGGCAGCATCAAGAATCGGGTCTCGTGGCGTCACCTATCAGGCGAGCCTGCGAAGGCGAAGCGCATCGGCCAACGTGGAACTGCCTGCTACCGGGCCACGCTGACCGATGAGGCCGTGCGAGCCATTCGCGCGAGCAGTGAACGCGGGAAGGATCTTGCAGTGAAGTTCGGGGTGTCGCCGCAAACCATCACCGACATCCGCAAGCAGCGCTCATGGACGCACGTAAACTGAACACCTGAAAGGAAACAACCATGGCACTCCCCTCTGCAGCTGACACGGAAGTCATCGGCTCTGGCAGCCCGACCGGCGCGACGTTCGGCGAGTCGGCGTCCGAGAAGATCTCGTTCTACGGCAAGGTCCCCGTAGTGCAGCGCCCGTACTCCAGCGCGGTGCACGCAACCTCGGCGATCTCATCCTCGTCCGACTTCGGCGCCACCCAGCTCGCGTGGGCGCAGGAAGTCACCAACACCCTGATCGGCCTCGGCATCTGGGCCACGGTGTAGCGATGGAGCGGGGTGCCATGCGGACCACGACGATTGACACCCCGCTCCACTTTCCGTCGCACGCTGCGACCGGAGAGGCGCCGAAGAAGGTCGTCTTCTGCGTCCCGACCATCTCCAAGCCGTATCAGGTGTGCCTCGATTCGCTCGAGGCCTCCGTCCCGCTGATCACCGCAGCCGGGTGGCAGGAAGGCGCGGTCTACCAGATCGGATGCCCGTACATCAGCGGGGCCCGTTCGATGATGCTGCGCAAGGCGCTCGATGCCAAGGCGACGGTGGTCGTCTTCATCGACCACGACCTACAGTGGAGGCCGGAGGATCTGCTGCGCCTGATCGAGACGGAAGGCGACGTCGTGGCCGGTACGTACCGGTTCAAGGGGTCGCCCGAGGAATACATGGGCGCAATCTACCCTGGGGACGACGGAACGCCGATCGTGCGCAAGGACGGGTGCATCAAGGCGCACTCCATCCCCGCCGGGTTCCTGAAACTCACGCGCGAGGGCGTCAACACGTTCATGCGCGCCTACCCGGGGCTCGTCTACGGCGAGCCGTCATCCCCCCTGGTCGACCTGTTCAACCACGGCGCCATCGACGGCGTGTGGTACGGCGAGGACTACGCTTTTGCCAAGCGCTGGCGCGAGAAGTGCGGCGACATCTGGCTGGTTCCGGACCTGCGGCTCGACCACCACAGCCCGAGCCAGGCGTATCCCGGCAACTTCCATCGCTACCTGCTCCGCCAGCCCGGCGGGAGCGAAGAGGCGCGCCCATGAGCGAGCGCAGGGCGTTTCGCAAGGTGTTCCGCGCATTGACCGGCAGCGTGGTCGAAAAGCGATTCATCGCCGTTGGCGAGGCCGTGCCGGACGGTTGGCATGAGACCCCGGCGGCGGCGCTGGCGGCTGCGCTCCGCAGCGATCGCCACTCAGGTGCCGCGCCAGAGCCGCCAGCTACGCCCGCGCCGGCGCCCGCGGTACAGCCGCCGCGTGAGCCCTGGCGCCAGCGGAAGGGCCGCTGATGGCGACCGCCTCTGCCATCATCCGCCGGTCCCTGCGGCTCATCGGGGCCATCGCCGCGAGCGAGACGCCATCCGCAGCAGAGCAGGCCGATGCGCTCGAGGCGCTGAACGCGATGCTCGACGCGTGGCGGGCCTCGTCGCTGTCGGTCTACGCCCTGCGCGACGAGACGCTCACGCTCACCGGCGCAACCTCGTACACGATCGGGGCGGGAGGCAACCTCAACACCACCCGGCCGGTGCGGATCGACGCGGCGTACCAGCGGGTAGGCGACATCGATTACCCCCTTCGCCTCGCCTCGGCCATCGCATGGGCCGGCCTTGCGGCGAAGAGCACCGCCAGCGATGTCGCCGACTGGTTGTATTACGAGACGTCGTACCCGCTCGGCAGGCTCTACCTCTACCCGGTGCCGTCGACCGGCGTCCTTCACCTCGCGACGTGGGTGCCCCTCACGGCGTTCGCGGCGGCGGATGATGTGGCGCTCCCGCCCGGCTACCAGGAGGCGCTGACGTACCATCTTGCCGTGCGCCTGGCGCCCGAGTATGGCCGGCCCGTGACCGCGGAGGTCGCAGCCGTGGCGCGGGATGCTCTGGACAAGATCGGGCGCGTGAACTTCCGGCCGCCGATCATGGCCATTGGGCTCGGCGAGGGTCGCTCGTGGGACATCCGGAGCGACGAATGATGCGCGTTCCGTTCCTCGGTGGCTCCGGCGCTCAGCGCAGCGTCACCATCAACGCGGAGCGGACCGTAAACCTTTACCCAGCGTTGACCCCTGACGGCAAGTCGCCCATGGCGCTGTACGGCACCCCCGGGCTCGCTCGGTTTGCAGAGATGGCCGCGGGAGCTGGGCGCGGGCTCCACGTTGCCGCCGGTCGGTTGTTCGCCGTGGTCGGTGGGACGCTCTACGAGATCCAGTCCACGGGAGCCGCGACGGCGCGCGGCACACTCAGCAGCGCCACCGCCCCAGTCTCGCTGGCGGACAACGGGCAGCAGCTCGTCCTGGTGGACGGGTCGAACGGGTACAGCCTCACGCTGGCCGACAACGTCTTCGCTGGGCTCAGCGCTACCGAGTGGTCGGATGCGACCCACGTTGCATTCCACGATGGGTACTTCGTGCTCAACCGCCGCGCCACGGGCCAATTCCTTGTCAGCTCGCTCTACGGCACGGACGTCGATGCGCTCGACTTCGCGACCGCAGAGGGCGCACCGGACTCGCTGGCGGCGCTGCTGGTGGACCACCGCGAGTTGTGGCTGTTCGGCGAGAGCAGCACGGAGGTTTGGTACAACTCCGGCGCCGCCGACTTTCCGTTCGCTCGACTTGACGGCGCGTTCCTTGAGGTCGGCTGCGTGGCGCCGTACTCGCCGGCCAAGGCCGACAATGCGGTCTTTTGGCTCGCGCAGGACAGGACCGGCCACGGGCACGTGATGCGGGCGCAGGGGTATCAGCCGCAGATCGTCTCGACCCGGGCCGTAGAGCACGCGATCCAGGGCTACGGCACGATCGCCGACGCGCGCGGCTACACGTACCAGCAGGACGGCCACTCGTTCTACGTGTTGACGTTCCCGAGCGCAGACCGGACGTGGGCATACGACGCTGCAACACAGCTGTGGCACGAGCGCATGTGGTGGGACGGCGCGGAGCATCGGCACCGCGGCGAGTGCTACGCGTTCGCGTTCGGCCGCAACCTGGTGCTCGACCACTCGAACGGGCTGCTTTACGGGCTCGACCTCGACGTCTACACCGACGACGGCGCGACGATCCGCTCCATCCGCCGCACCCAGCACCAGCACGCCGAGGGTGCTCGCCTCTTCTGGGCGCAACTCCAGGTGGACATGGAATCCGGAGTGGGGCTCGTCTCGGGGCAGGGATCGGACCCGCAGGCCATGCTGCGCTGGTCGGACGACGGCGGACACACGTGGAGCTCAGAACACTGGCGGTCGATGGGCAGGCTGGGCGAGTACCGCACCCGCGCCATCTGGCGGCGGCTCGGGCAGTCGCGGGATCGAGTGTATGAGCTCACGGTCACCGACCCAGTGAAGCGCGTCGTCGTCGACGCGTGGGCCGATGTCGAGGTGTCCCGGTGAGCCTGCCCCCGCCCCCGATCCTGGGATGGAGCGGCATCCCGCCGGTATGGCGGCGCTGGTTCCAGGGCCTGTTCAGTCGGATCGGCGGGTCGACGGGGCGTCTCGTAGTGATCGATGACGACGGATCGGACGCGACCGCGCTGGAGGAGCTCGAGGCGCGCATAATGACCGCCATCCCCGAGCGGCCGGATGTGGCGGCGCTGGAGGCGCGCATCGTAGCCCTGGAGGCCGAGGCGGCGACCCGAGCCCCGGCCCGCGAGTCCACGGGCATCGATCAGGACTACCTGGTCTCGGCGCGCGAATCCGCAGTCATCAACCAAGACTACACGCCGCAGCGCTCCGAGGCGCACAGTGGGTGGAATGACATCCTGGCCGACATCGGCGCGGGGCGCGGCATCGGGGTGAACGCGCCGACCTGGACAAGCCTGCGGGACGGCCTCTATGGCTACGCGTTCACCGCCGCGCAGATGAACGAAATCTGGCTCAACCTCCACATCACGCATGATTACATGTGGGGGTCGAAGGTGTGGCCGCACGTTCACTGGACGACCGCGGGGACGGACACCGGCGTCGTGCGGTGGGGTATCGAGTACACCTTTGCCAGAGGCTACGGCGTGGAAGCCTTCCCGGCCACGACCACGATCTATGTTGAGCAGGCCGCGAGCGGCACAGCGTACACGCACATGATCGCCGAGCCGGCCGAGGCGGACGGGGTCCTTTTGCCGAACGCGGAGCCGGACGGCATCATCATGTGCCGCGTCTTCCGCGACGGTGCGCACGCGAACGATACGTGCACCGACGACGCGTTCGGATTGTTCGCGGACCTGCACTTCCAGTCGGACGGCTACTTCACCAATGAGCGCAACCGCGCCTTCACCAAGCGGAGAGTCTGATGGCCCAGGTAGCGAAGCGCATCATTGCCGGTTCGCAGCTTACGGGCTCTGCGGCGACCTATTACACGGCGCCCGTCAACACAAAGTGTGTCGTCAAGCGGCTTACCCTCTGCAACACGTCGAGCACCCCGTGCACCGCGACAATCTACCTCGTCGCGTCGGGCGGTAGCGCAGCGGACTCGAACACCATCACCAAAACCAAGACGCTGTATCCGGCTGAGACGTGGAGTTGCCCGGACGCTGAGGGGCACGTGCTCGAGGCCGGCGGGACCCTCCAGGCGTTCGCCAGTGCGGTCACCTCGATAACGATCGTCGGCTCCGGCGTGGAGATCACTTGATGGACGAGCTCTCCCCGGCGTCCGCGACGCTGCCTATTCCAGGCGCGTCCCTGCGCGAGAAGATCGACGCGCTTGAAGCGCTCATGCTGCGCGAGCCGCAAGTGGAGATCGAGCCGGTCCACCACTTCGCGCACGGCCTGTACGCGCGGGAGATCACGATCAAGGCGGGAACGCTGCTCACCGGGAAGATCCACCGGACCGAGCACCTCAACATCGTGTCGAAGGGCCGAATCATCGTGTGGACGGAGGACGGCATGAAGGAGGTCGCCGCGCCGTTCGCGATGGTGTCGCGTCCCGGCACCAAGCGGGTGGGGTTCGCGCTCGAGGACACCGTGTGGACCACGATCCACGCAACGACCGAGACGGATCTTGCGAAGCTCGAGTTGGAGTTGATCGCGCCGACGCGCGCGGCGCTGGAAGGGAAGGAGACGACGCCATGTCTTGGGTAGCGGCGGCGGTGGTCGGTGGGGCCGTGATCGGGGGCGGCGCGTCCATCATTGCGGGCGAGATGCAGTCCGGCGCCGCCAGCGACGCCGCGAGGATATCGGCCGATGCGGCGCGGTATCAGACCGACGTCCAGAGGCAAATCTACGATCAGACGCGTGCGGACCAGGAGCCCTGGCGTGAGACAGGCGTGGGCGCGCTGGGCCAGCTGCGCGAGCTCACCGGCATGGGCGAAACGAACGCCGAGCGAGGGCAAAGGCTGTTTGGCGGCGGCGGGTCGGCGCCTGACGCAGTAGCTCCAGGCACCGCCGATCTACTGCGCCCCTTCGCGATGTCCGACTTCGAGGCCGACCCCGGATACGCGTTCCGTCAGGCCGAGGGTATGCGGGCCATCGAGCGCAGCGCGGCGGCGCGCGGCGGCGCGCTTTCTGGCGGCGCGCTCCGGTCGACTCAGCGCTTCGGGCAGGGGCTCGCGTCGCAGGAGTACCAGAACGCCTTCGAGCGGTACAACACGGGCCAGACGAACACGTTCAACAGGCTCGCTTCACTGGCCGGCGTAGGACAGACGGCAAACACTGCGACCGGCCAGGCGGGATCGAACTTCGCCAACGCAGCTACCGGCATCAGCCAGGCGGACGCGACGAATCAGGGCAACGCGATCTTGGCCGCAGGGAACGCGAGGGCCTCGGGCTACGCCGGGGCGGGAAACGCGGTCGGAAACTCCTTGGCGATGTACCCGTTCCTGAGGAGGTGACCAGTGGCCATCAACTACGGACTCCTCGACACGACGACCCCGGCGCAGATCGGGGCGCTGCCTGGCAACACCTTGGCGAAGTTCCTCCAGAACCGGCAACAGGTCGAGGATCGGACGCTGGCGCGCGAGGAGGCGGGGACACGGAACGCGCTCGCGCGCATGCAACTCACGCGGGGGGAGCGCGAGATGGCCGAGGAGGACGCCTACAAGAACGCGCTCGCAGGCGTCCAGGGCGTCGACTACGAGGGCGCTATGCCGCGCCTGTTGCAGGCGTCTCCGACGCGCGCCCTGGCGCTCAAGAAGAGCGTGAACGAAGGGCAGCAGTCTGGCCTGGAGACCCAGATCAAGCGGTTCGAGCTCATCGACCGCGCGGCAGGCCAGTTCGCGGCGAACCCGACGCGGCAGACCGGCGTATGGGTCCTGTCTCAACTCGCGGCGAACGGCACTCCACCCGAAGTGATCCAGCAGATGAGCGCCAAGCTCAACGCGGCCCATGATGAGGATCTGCCGCGGATGGCGCAGGCGTTCCTTTCGTCGACGCAAGAGGGGATGAAGGCGAAGATCGCGCAGATGTACCCGAAGCCGGCGCAGCAGACGTCGTCGACCCTTGGCAGACTTCTGGCCGAGCGCGACTCGCTGCCCTCTGGCGACCCCCGGCGCGCCCAGTACGATCAGGCGATCGTGATGGAGACGACGCGGAAGGAGCCTGCACCGTACGTGCAGTTCCTCCCCAGCGCCGAGGGGTACCTCCGCGGCAACACGCGGACGGGCCAGGTGACCCCGGTAACGGTCGGCGGTCCCCCTCGCGCGCCTCCAGCGGCGCCTGCGCCCGGAGCCTCTCCGGGTCCCGCCGCGCCTCCCGTGGCCCCCGCGACCCCGGCGCGGACGCCGATGCCAGCCGCATCCGATCCTGACCTCCAGGCCCGTCTCGCAGCGGCGAAGGCGCGAGGCACCGCCGAAGGCGAGGCGACGGCCAAGGCTCAGGGCGACCTGCCGAGGGCCACGGCGCAGGCTGACGAGCTCCTGCAACTCACAGAAGAACTGCTCGCCCATCCGGGCCTTGGGCAGGCAGTCGGCACGAGTTCGGTGCTCGGGGTGCAGAAGATACCGGGCACGGACGCGCGCGACTTCTCGATCCGGCTCGAACAGATCCGCGGGAAACAGTTTCTAGAGGCGTTCCAGGCGCTCAAGGGTAGCGGCGCGATCACCGAGACGGAGGGAAAGAAGGCGACCGAGGCTATCGCGCGCATGGATACCTCGAGTTCCGAGCCGGAATTCAAGCGGGCGGTGAGCGACTTTCAGGGGGTGGTACGCGCCGGCCTGGGACGCACGAAGGCGCGCGCCAGCGACGGCAAGCCCTCCGCGCCGGCCGCGCCGCGGGGCGCGGACACCATGCCTCCGCCCGCCGAGCACACGGGGCGCATCATCCGCGACTCGTCCACCGGCGTGCGCTACCGCTCGGACGGCAGCGCCTGGCTCAGGGTGCAGTGATGGCGCGCTTCGTGTTCGAGGACGAGACGCCCGCCGCGCCGGTCTCGCGCTTCGTGTTCGAGGATGCAGGCGAGGCGCCGCCAAGGATCGGCGGTGTCGAGTCGGCTCTTCGCAGCGGCTACCAGGGGCTCACTCTCGGCTGGGGCGAGGAACTCGACGCGGGATTAGCCGCGGCGCTGCCGTTCCTTGATCGCGGCGCCACCGCGCCGGCCAAGCCTGGCGACGCGGACACGTTGGGCGGGCGTTACCGGCGGGCCCTGGGGCGCTACCGGGGGAGGTACGCGGCGGCGAGAGAGGCGAACCCGACGACATCCCAGGCGGCCGAGCTAATCGGGGCGGCCGTACCGGCGTTAGTCACGGCTGGTGGCAGCACGGTGGCGCAGGGAGCGGGGCTCGGCACGCGGATGCTGGCTGGGATGAGGGCCGCTACCCCGCTCGGCTTTGCCTACGGCGCGGGGACATCGGAGGCGACCGACCTACCTGGATTGATGCGCGACGCCGCAGTGGGCGGACTGGCTGCGGGTGTTCTCGGTGGAGCGGCTCCGGCCGTCGGGTCGGCCCTCGGCCGCGCCGGGGGTGCGCTGAAACGCCTCTCGTCAACGCCCGCGCCAGCAGCGGCGCAGGGCGGAGCGGCGAGCGCGGGGAGCGCCTCTACGATCATCGTCCGTCCGCCAAAGAGGACCATCACGGAGCGCGTGATGATGGAGCCCGAGCCGATCCCGGAAGCGCAGCAACTCTTGGGGCGTGGCGTGCGGCTCACAAAGGGCATGTACGACCCGAAGTCCGGGCGCTCCCTGGTGGAACTCGCATCCACTTCCAGGCCTGGGGCTGGGCCACTCATTATGAAGCAGCGCGCCCAGGCGCTCGATGACGCGATGGACCTCGCCTTCAAGGAGGCCGTGCCGCCGGGCGCCCAGGTAAAGCTGTCCGGCGACATCAACACGAAGTATTCCGCGCTCAAGGACGCATGGGACGCATCGTACGACGCCATTCGCAGCACTGGCGAGCTCATCTACCCCGCCATCCACAATGGCAAGGGAGGGGCGGCGCTGCGCGGCACATCCAAGGCTCCGGGCGTCCTGGATCAGGTCATCGGGGACGCGGGCGAGATCTGGGACCGTGAGAGCAGGGCGATCGCAAAGCGCTTCGTGGACAACGAGATGTCCCGGCTTCCGACGCCCAAGGGCGCGCTGGGGCGGGTGGATCTCGGGGACATGCTCAAGGTGTTGTCGAAGGTGAAGGAGAAGGGCCGGGAGGCGCTGCGCGCGCAGAAATACGATCTGCATCAGATCATGGGTCGGGTGCAGGATGCGCTCGAACAGACCGTGGAATCGCAGGCGTCCCCGGAGACCTCCGCAGCGCTCAAGGCCCTGAACGGCAAGTACCGCGACTTCAAGGTCATCGAGGACATGGTAGTGCGGGCCGGGGACTCTCCGCTGGGCGTCACGCCAGCGCGCCTCTCCGCAGCCGTCAAGGCCGGGGAGCCGAGCCGAAGCCGGTACGCGGCCGGCGGCGGCGGGCCGTTGCGCGAGTTGTCGCAGGCCATCGGCGCCGTGTTCGATGAGTCGGCGTCCCCGAGGACTGGCGCCCGGCTCCTCGCTGCCGCGCCCAGCTGGGCGCACTCCGGGCTCATCGGACCGACGATCTACCTGCGCAACGCAGCGGCGGTGCGCGCCGCCGGCGGAAGCGCGAGCGGTGGCACTTCGATGCTCGGTCGCGTTGGCAACGTGACAGCGAACAAGCTCAACATGCTCGGCGGGGTCACTGCGGATGCCGGCCCAGCGTCGGCCATCACCCTGAGCCCTCGCGTCTCTGCCCTCCTCAAGGCGTTGCGCGGCCGGCCCGGGGTCGCTCCCGCGGCTGCCGAGGAGGAGGCTCCTTGACCCACGAGCAAGACCAGGCAGTCCAGATCACGAACAGGCGCAGGAGCCATCGACGCATGACCCGCCAGCATAGCAGGGAGGACTGACCGTGCCGATCGGGAGCGCACATGCCTGACGCCATGCCCGCGGACCGAGCGGAGTTCCCGCGCTCACCAGTGCCGCGCTGGAGGTACGAGCAGAGCACGGGGAAGCTCTGGCTCGGCGCGGAGGTCGTGGGCCAGGGCTACTCGGGCAAGGAAGAGGCGAAGAACCAGCCCGACATGGAGAGCGTTCGCAACCGTGGCCCGATCCCGCGGGGCTTCTGGCGCATGGGCGCACCGTACTTCTCCACGGCGCGCGGCCCCTTCTGCATCCCGCTCGAGCCATGCGACGGGACCGAGACGCACGGTCGGTCGGCGTTCCTCATCCACGGCGATTCGATCAAGGAGCCAGGCACCGCCAGCGAGGGCTGCATCATCCTATCGAACGTGGTGCGCCGCGGGCTGTGGGTTTCGGGAAACCGGATCATCGAGGTGGTGCCGCACGTAGAGACTCCAGGGAGGGACATCGCGTGAAGACATCGGAGATCGCGAAGCGCATCAAAAGGGACAACCTCAAGCTGGCGCGGTACTCGCGCGGCTTCCTGCTCTGGGGCGCGACTGCGCTTGGGCAGGTGCTGGCGGCGGGGATCGACACCGCCTCCACGTGGACGCCCAAGCAGTGGGGTGCGCGCCTGTTCGTGGCGGGGCTCGCTGGCGCAGCTGGTCTCGTGACGGCTGGACAGCGGAACGCCAAGTGACCCCCTCGTGGCGCATCGTGGCAGGCTCGACAGTGGCGGCCCTCATAGCTGGCGGCCTCGCCGGTCGCTACCTCTCGCCGACCAAGGTCGAGACCCGCACCCTCGAGACGGTCAAGACGGTCGCGGTCGAGCGCAGGGTCGTCGACCAAGAGGCGGTCACCCGCGCCGTGGCGGAGGCGCGCGCGAGCTGGCAGCGCGATCGCCAGGACCGCACCGTCACGCGAACCGTCTACGTCGAGGGCAAGGTCTCCGAGCGCATCGTCTACAGGGACGTGGACACGCACGCGGCGGGCTCCAGCTCCACGGCCTCCGCTGCCACGACGACGGACACGCGCCACGAGGACGCGACCCGCACCGCCGAGAGCGAGCGCAAGGCGGAGACGGTCACGGTCCGGGAGACCATCCGTCCCGACTGGCGCCTGGAGGCGCAGCTACGCCCCTCCGGGGCCGTTTTCGCGGGAGCCAGCGTGTCGCGCCGCATTCTGGGGCCCGCGTGGCTCGGCGCCTGGGGGCGGCCCGAGGGCGACCTCGGCACGTACGGGCTCAGCGTGGGGGTGGAGTTCTGATGCCGCCCGAGGTGGCAGAGCACGTGGTCCCTGCGGCCTGGGTGGTAGCGGCGGCCGGCGGCGGGTTCGTCGGCCTCTGCGGCGTGCTCTGGGCATACATCGTCTGGCTACGCGCGCGCATCGCTGAGGGGGTCGAGGAGGCGATCCACGGGGACCGATTCGAGGCTCGGGTCACCAAGATCGTCGGGGCCGCGTTCGCGGGGTATGCCGATCCTGTGACCCGCGCCGTGTCGGACATCGAGCTTCGACAGCGAGACCACGGGAGGAGATTGGGCGCACTGGAGCAGGACATGGCGGGGCTCAAGGGCAGGCTGCACACCACCAGGATCTCGGACACCACATGATCAGCCTAGCATCCGCAGTGCTGTACGGGCCGTCCACAGGAGCGCCCGCATCCGCCGGCCACGCGATCGCGGCCTGGCTCCTCGCCCTCGTGGTCCTGCTCGCGCTGATCGGCATCGCCGTAGAGGTGGCCATGTGGCGTAGGTTCAAAGAGATCAAGGCGATGATCGGTATGTCGCTAGCCGGCCGAGACGCGACCAATAGTGCAATCGACTCCGTCCGCAGGGCCGGCGAGGACACGTCGGGCAGGGTGACGCTTCTGTCCGCGCGCGTGGACCGGATCGACTCCGAGGTCCAGCGCCTGACCGGGTTTCATCCGCCCGGGATGATTCCGCCGAAAGTGGAGGGTTGACCGCATGGCAAAGCTACTGCCGCAGGGCAAGCAGGCGTACACCGACAGCGCCGGGGACCCCCTGTCGGGCGGCCTGCTTTACACTTACGCCGCGGGCACCAGCACGCCACTGGCGACCTACTCCGACCAGGCCGGCACCACCCCCAACGCCAACCCTGTGGTGCTTGACGCCCGCGGCGAAGCCACGGTGTTTTGGTCGGAGTCCAGCTACAAGGTGGTGCTGCACGACGAAGCCGACGCACCGATCTGGACGCAGGACAACATAGGCCCCGAGGCAATTACCGCCACCGGCGCCGATACGGCGCGCACGCAGGCCGACTGGCAAGGCGCGGTAAAGGGCTGGCGCTCCCCCGCCGAGTGGGGCAATCACGCCGCGCTGACCGGCGCTCACCTGGCGAGCGCGGCAGCGCAGGCGGCGACGGATGGGGTCGGCCTCCTCATCGCGCATCCGGTCACCATCAGCACCGCGATCGACCTCGGCACGGTCCCGGTCCGCGTGGAGGGCAGGGGGAAGTTCGTACGCGGCGGCAGCGCTACACTCACCGGTACCGGGCCGCTCACCGCGCCGATTGGGCAGATTTTCGAGGGGTGGAGCGCTGGGCTCACTTTTGGTTGGAAGGTCGACGCCGTGCACCCGCGGTGGTGGGGGGCCCTGGCGGATGGGGTGCAGGATGATAGGGCGGCGATCCAGGCGGCCTTCGACGCTGCGCCGGCCGAGGGGGTGGTCAAGCTGGCGGTGGGCCACAAGATCGCCGGCACCGTATACATCCGTAAGCCAGTCACGGTCGTGGGCGTTTCGCGCGGCAACCCCAGCTATGTCACGAGGGCCGCTAGCGTTGGGGACACGGACTACACTGCCCGCCAGGTAACCGCGAGTACGGCCGCGTTCACCATCGTCCCGGGCGGGGCGGCGTTCCAGTACTACAGCGCCCAGACCGCCGCGTCCGGCGTCACGTTCCGTGATATGAAGATCCTCGGCCCGGGAAACGAGGAGTCTACATCGAGCGGGCTGACCGGCACGGGGATTGACTTCGATATTTCTGGCGGCCCCGACGTCCACTTTCGGGGAATCAACGTGGAGAGCTGCACGATCGCTTTCTTCGATCGCGCAGTCGCGCTAACTGGCATCGCCTACCTGAACGTCTTCACGAATACGTGGATCCACGACACGAACGTCGGCCTCTACGGTGCGCCTAGCGGTGCCTCGGACAACGGTGGGCAGACAAGGCTTTTCGGTACGACGATCCTCTTTTCACGCCAATGGGCTATTGACTGGCAGCACGTCGGCGGGTCGCTCTCCATCTTCGGGAGCACTGTGTCTGAGGGTAATGGTGGGATTCGCATCCACGAAGAGAGCCCGTTCGCCATTTACGGCAGCGAGATCGAGAGCAATCGGTCCGACTACTACACCCCCACGAACGCTGACGCGGCGGGGATCTTCATCGACACGAGCGAGGCGAACCCCAACTCCGGGGCATTCAGGGACATCCGCGGCAACAAATTCCTATCGAACACGCGCGACCTGTATTTCAAGAAGACGACCGCCGGATTTGCGAGCGGGGTGCAGTTCCCGGCCGACATCGCCGCCAATTACTTTGGGTCCGCGACAGCGCTACTCGCTGACGCGGCCTTCGACCAACCGGGCTTCGTCTTCTCCGGCACAAACGCCGGCCTCGACAACGGGAAGGTAGCAGACAGCCAGCTCGTGAATTTTGCCGGCGCCGATCTGCGGAAGACGAACTGGGCGCAGACCACGCGGCGCGCGAGCGGCGAGACGTTCATCTACAGCGGCACCGGTGGTGCCGACGTCTCGCTGGGATCCGTGGACGTGCCCAACGGCGCGGTGCTGCACTTCTACGATTTGCAGCGCTACTCGATCAACGCGACGACTGGAGCGCGGGACGTGGGAAACATCTTTGCTCGGGACGACGCGGCAGCGTTGGAGCGGATCTCAGGGTACGGGAATGGGTGGGTGGCGGATCACGCACCATGGACGAACACCACCGGCACCACGCGGACGATACGCATCGCCGCCAACGACGCCGCCACTGGCAATCCCTACTACGTACGCGTCACCGTGTCTGTCGTAACCCCGTGACGCTGGCGATGGCGGAACTAGCCTGACGGCCGGGCCGGTCCCTACAATCACCCGGCCAGCGTCCCGGAGCCACGCCGAGGGGGCTACTCCTCCTCGCTGCGGAGGCACACGCCGCGAGCGGAGACGGTGAGCTGCGGGCTCGGAGCCCCGCCGTAGCTCTCGATGTAGGCGGCGGCAGCGGCGGTGCAGGGGACGAGTGCGAATCCGCTAGGCAGCTCGCCGAAGATCGCGGGCCACGGCCAGCAGGCTGCCTCCTCCACCGCCTCGTCGCGAGCGCGGTCGGCGGTTTCGCCGACACCGTACACGGTACGGGTATCGATCTGGATCGCTGCGTAGTGGGTCGTGGTCGTCATGGTCGTCTCTCCGTGGGGGTGGGGCGCCCCGTGATGGCGGCGCCCGGGGCTCGCTACGCGCCGATCTCTTCGTCCATGCTCGCCGGATCGATCTTGCGCAGTCGGAGGTGGCCACCCGCGTTCCGGTACAGCTCCACCGCGCCCTGGGCGTACTCGGCGACGTCGTTGGTGGTGCCGAGCCAGCCGCTCACCTTGGGCTCGTGGCTCATGTTCGTGCAGCCCGGGCGCCGCGCCAGGCAGTAGCGGTCGGCACCGCCGCGGACCATCGTCGGCGAGCTGAGGATCAGGTAGTAGCGCCCCGGCTCGAGATCGCTGCCGGTCTCTTCGTCGGTCAGGTCAACCTCGATGCCCTTGTACGTCATCATGGTGTGTCCCCTTGTGGTCCGGTTTCCCGGCGGGTCCTGCTCGGCTCCATGCCGTCCGTCGATGGTGAGACAGTACGACACCAGTGGGCGTCCGTCAACATCTATCCGGTACCATGTTTCCGGGACACGGACCACGCCTCCAGCACCTGCCGGGCCCGCGCGGCGGGGGCGGCCCCGAGCGCTCGCATCGTGTCGGAGCTCACACGGAGCCGCAGGGAGAGGCGCGCCGGGCCTCGCTCGGCCGAGGGCGGGCCGAGAGGCGCGAGGGGCTGCCCCCGCAACACCTGACGGTAGTGCGACATGCAGAGCCCCTTGGCGCGCGCGTCGCGGTCGCAGCCGGGTCCAGAGCAGATGGCCATCGCTGGAGTATACGACACGAGGGGCGCGCTGTCGGCCTGCGTTCACCGGCGCGCGTGGGCGGAGAGGAGGACGGCTGCGCTATACCTGCGCTACCGGAGCCGCGCCGGTCGCCTCCGGTCGCCCGAACGCGGCAGCGGGCGCGCGTAAGTGGTTGTTTCGTCGTCGCCTGTCGCGGCCCGTCGCCCCTCCGACAGCCCTCGGCTTACAGGGCGGCTACGGCATTTCATCCCTGTTTCCGGGTAGTTGACTTGGCGGGCTCGGTCGAACATGCGCTATCCTGCGCTATGGTCGCGACCGGGGCATCACCGCCCGTCAGATCCACGGCCAGGGCGGAGTGGACGCCAGGCGCCCAGAAGTCGGGCGCGAGGTGGGCGTACCGCTCCGTCACCGCGATCGAGGAGTGCCCCAGGAGCTTCTGGAGCTCGCGCAGGGGGCGCCCCGACATGGCCCAGTGAGACGCGAAGGTGTGACGGGTCGCCTCGTACCAGCCGAGCTCCTCGCGAGCGAGACCGAGGCCCTCCAGGGCGGCTTGGAGGAGCGGCCCCGGGGTGCCCTTGTCGATCTTGCTCCCGTCCTTCCGGAGCGGCGGGACCACTCGCCCCGGCCCGGGGTGGCGCAGCCTCCACGCTTGGAGCACAGGCAGGAGGGGATCGAGGATCGGGACGGCGCGCGGCTCGCGGTCCTTCACGGGCCCCTTGACCGACTCGCGCACCAGAATGCGCCGAGAGAGGAGGTCCACGGAGATCCAGCGCAGGGCAAACACCTCGCCGGTCCGGAGCCCCGCCAGCGCGCCGATCGCGTAGGCGATCGACAGCGGCTCCTCAAGGGCGAGGTAGACGCGGCGCACGTCCGAGAGCTGCTCGATGAACGGCGTGGTCTCTGGGTCGTGGTCCGAGCGCATGAGCCGCAGCAGGCTCTTGGGCAGGTGACGGGCGGGGTTGCGGGCCGCCATGCCGCGCTCCAGCAGATCCTCGTAGAGCGACGAAAGCACGGCGACGACCACGCGGATCGTCGCTGGCGCGAGCTCGCCCCGCTTCGCCTCCACGAGCGCGCGGATGATGGCGGTGTCCACCTCGTCAGGCCGGAGGTGCCCGAGCGCTGGGGCTAGGTGCTTGTGCCAGCGGTAGCCGTCCTCGGCGCCAGCGGCGTGGGTGAGCTTCCGGCGCTCGAGCCAGGGGCCGGCGAGATCGGCGAGTTGAGGCGTGAGGCGCGGATCCGCCGCAACGCCCAGGCGGCGGTGGATCTTCTCGGCGCGGATGAGCGCGGCGCGGGCCTCGGCCTCGCCCTTGGTCCGGAACCCGGACTCATAGATCGCGGTGAGGCCTCGCCCGATGCGCAGGGCGTAGCCGTTCCCCTCCCGGATGATGGTCCCGGACCCCTTCGGTCGTCGGCGCATGGCCGCGGAGCCTACCGCGGCGGCGAGCGCGGCGGCCACCTGACCATCCGTACCCCGCCAGCCTGGACGGGCTCGAGGCGCCCGTCCTTGAGCCAGCGCTGGACCGCGCGAGGCGTGACGCCCAGCCGAGCGGCGGCATCCGGAATCGTGACCTGGGGATCGTTCGCGGCCCGCAGCCTGGCGAGCTCCGCGACGAGGGGGGCCACGGCGCGCGCAACGGCCGACTCCACTGCGGCGGCGATGAGACCCTCCAGGCTGGCGGCCGTCGTGCTCATTCGTCCGTCCCGATCCCGCCGATCTCCATCCCGTGCGGCATGGTGACCTCGATGCGCTCCCCGGCCCGCCGTCCCTTGAGGTGGACGTGTTCGTGGATCAGGCTCTCCGCTGCGAGCGCCAGCATCTTCGCGTAGTAGATCCTGGCCTCGCGCCACTTCGGCCAGAGCGACACCCACCCGAAGTGGTTGACGCGCAGCTTCATCTCGAGTGGCCAGTCCAGGAACGGCTTGCGGTCCTTCCAGTCGTGGCAGTCGAGGCAGCACGGAACCGTCTCCTCTCCGCCGAGCCGCCACGGGATCGGGAAGTGGTCGTGTTCGTGCCGCATTTCGAGCTCCTTGTCGCAGTAGAAGCACACCCGGGCGTGCTCCGCGCACCGCCGGCGGCTGACTTGGGGTCGCGTCTTCCGCGCGCTCGCCCCCGGGACGCTCAAGCTACATGCCTCCACGCTGGGTCTGGGTGGTAGAACATCACGTCTCCTCCTTCGTCGGGGTGGGCGCGGCCAGGGCGGGTGGAGTGAACCGATCGCACGCCTCCGGGTACGGGTGCCCGCGCGTGTCCTTGCGGCCGGTGTAGATGTTCGGGGTGTGGTGCACCCACGCTGCGGCGTGGCAGCGCGTGCAAACGGCGACGCTGTGCTCGTAGTCGCACGTCGTCTCCCCCTTGGGAGACGGGGACGAGGGGGCGGGAACGAACGACTCGCAGTCATTGAGGTGGTGCGGTCCAGGCCTGGGGGGAACGGCCCCGCATCCGTGGGGGCATGTGGCGCGGCGATAATCGCTGCAGTCGCACTCGGAGCACCCGCCCGCGCCAGCGCGCGGCCCGCGGCGGTGGCGCGCCTGGAGGTGGCCGCACTCACAGCGGTAGACGGTCTTAGCCTTCATGGTCTTCTCCGGGAGCGGCGGGGGCGGCGCAGGCCCGAATCACGTCCACGATCGCCATCTGCGTCTGCGCGGTAAAGTGCGAGGCCGTCACCTGCATCTCAACTGCGCGCGCTGCCGCCTCGATGCCGATGCGGAACCCCTTCTTGACGCGAGCGTCTGGGTCAGTGATCTGCGGCGGAGCGGCGGGGGCGGAGGAGAGGGCGCGCTCCCCGTCCCTACGGCAAGCGGCGCCGGCCTCGACCTGGCCGAGCAAGTCGAACTTCTCCGCAGCTAACCCCAACGCGCGGCGCAGGGATGATGCCTCAGCCTCGGCCTCCGCAACCCGGGCCTGTAGTCCGTAGCCTGCTCGCTCTAGCAGGCTGTCCCGCTCCCGTCTCAGCTCCTCCTCGCGGATCTCGGCCTGGAGAGCGCGGATCGTCCACGGATCCACGTCCACCCCGCAGGAGGTGCAGCACCCATCCTCGTCCCAGCAAGCCCTTGCGTCGGGGCCGATCCGGTGATGCTCACACCCGCAGTAGAACTCTCGCGCCTCGCTCGCCGGGCACCCGGGCCCGCACTCGTCCTCGGGGAGGTGGTTGTGGGGCGCCGTGGGGGGCTCAGAAGCATCAGCCTTGCGCTGCCTCGGATCGACCGGCGCCGGCGCGTCAGCGGGCGTTGCATCGGGCTGGACGGCGAAGCATCGCGCACGCTGCCTGGCGAGCTTCCTGGAGATGCGCCACCGGGGCGCGAGCAACTTCTGCGCCTTCTGCATCGCCTCGATCTGCCACGGCGTCATCATCATGTTGTCCACAACGAACGCCTCGAACATCTCGTCGAGAGCGTCCAGCACGAAGCCCCGCGATCCTTCACCGTCGCATCCCGCGTCGGAACCCTTGGCCGGGAGGTCGCCGCTCGGCGCCGAGGCTTTCGAAGTCATATCCTTTTCACCCCTTGTCATCCTGGGTCTCCTGTCCAAGGGCAGCGCGGGCGGCGGGGAGGGTGGCGCGCAGCAGGGATGCCATGCGCGACCATGCCCACGGGCCAGCCACGGCGATCGGATCCCCCAGTTCCGGCGGGTTCAGCTTCGCCTGTTTGTCCGCGTCCGCGGCGAGGCGCTCCACCAGGGAGAGCGTCGCCGACAGCCTGAACTGGAGCGCCGACACCTCGCATGCGTGCTCGACCTGGACCTCGTGCACGCGCCGCTCTGCGGCTGAGAGGCGGTCGAGGAGGGCCAGGAGCGCGCCGCGAGCGGCGGCGATGAAGTAGGCGTCCTCTGCCTCGTCTGTCTCGGCGACAAGAAACCCGCGAGCATCGCGCACGTGCGCCACGTCCTCCACGTAGCGGCTTACCTCGTGCGTCCACGGCCCTGGCGTCGCCTTCTCCGCCAGCCTCCGCAGCTCCTCCAGGTCCACCGGGGCCGCTCTATCGTCGGTCATCGGGTCGCCTTTCGGTGCTCGTCGGCATTCGGACAGGTCGCGAAGTGCGACTTCCAGCGCTCCCCGGGCGGCGTGAGCATATCCACGGGGCGCGCTACGCCGCCCTCGATGGCGAGGTTGCCGTCCGGAGTCGGGGCGGCATCGATCGGCATCGTCTTCCCTTTGGCCGTGGCGACCCACACGATGTGGGCCCCGCAGCTTCGGCACGCGCTCACGTCTCTTGCCTCCCCTCCGCCTCGCGGGACTCCGCGCGCCAGCCCTTGAGCGCCGCGGCCTGCCTCACGCCTTCCGGCACCGGATGCCCGGTCCGCTGCGACCACACTGTTGCCATTTCAAGGCGCATCGAAGGAGCCTCATCCCAGAGATCGTTGCAGGCGGAGCACGACGCCGCCGTGTTCTTCTCGCTCTGCTGCTGCCGCCGGCGCCCGTTGCCGCTCTCGAGGTGCGCCAGGACGCGCGCGAGCATGCGCAGGCCGTCAGAGCAGAGTTCACAGAGCGGGAACCCCGCGATGCTGGCGCGCGTAAACACCGCCTGCCGGATCGCGTTGGTGCTCTCCGAGTGCCTGGCTACCTTGACCTTGCGGCGCTTCCGGTTGCCCTTCCGTGCGCCAGGGGAACCCGTGCGCGCATCGAGCAGCCTTTCCGCTGCGGCGCGCACGTCGGCGGGACCGCGAGTGGAGGCGAAAGAGGCGACGGCGCGGAGGTCCTTGTTCATCGCATCCTCAGGTGAATCCCCGCCACCCGGCGCACCGCCCTTCCCGAGGGGGAGCGGGCGAGCGATGCGGCCGGGCGGCGGGAAGGGGGTCAAAACGGAATATCGTCGCCGCCGCCGTCGAACCCACCCGGCGGCTCGTCGGGCGTGGGCGGGCCGTTGCTGGCGGGCCGGCGCTGCTGCTGCCGGGGGGCGCCACTCGAGCGGTCGAGGGCGACGATCCTTCCCTTCATGCGCGCAGCGAAGGCGCGGGCCTGGGTGGCGTCCAGCGCTTCCTTCATCGCGAGACCGCCGCCCGAGTTGATGAACGCGATCCGCGCGCTCACCTTGCCGTTATACTCCTCGTGCTTGACGACCAACTCCACCTCTTGGTCGAAGCCCTGCGGCAGTACGTCGCCCTGGAACTCGGCCAGGTCGGAGCCCGCCCAACCGCACGAGCGGAGCGACTCGATCGTGCGATCGAACGTCCCGTCCGTGAAGTAGCCGTACCACGTGAGCCGCTCACCGGGCGGGTCCACCAGCTGGAACTGCACGCCGAGCTGCTCCTTGCCAGTGCCGGTCCTGCCGAGCGCGGCGCGAAGTGGTCGGCCCCTGTACGTGCCCTCCGCCAGCATCTATGCACCCTCCTTTTCGTGCTTCTCCGCGATCTTCGCGTTGAGTCTGTCGTTGAGCTTCCGGAGCATCGTCACGTCCTCGGCGTGCTCGGCCAGCACCGCGAGCGCCTTGGCCTGGATCTCCCCGCCCACCTCGGCAGCCTTGCGCTTCACCTCGGCCGCTAGGTTGGCGAGGTCGGCTGCGCCCTTCTGCGCCGCTTGGTCGAACTCCTCCCAGGACAACGGGATCTGCTCGGCCAGGCCGTAGCGGTCCTTCGCGTCGTAAGCGGCCGTCCGCTGCGTGTAGAGCAGGCGCGAGCCGGTCGAAACGCCCTTCACCTTCTTGCCCTTCTCCTTCACGGCGAAGGTCTCGTACTGCGCGAAGTAGCAGCCCTTCGACCACTCTCGGCAGAGCGCTGCTGACTTGTCGGCCAGCTTGAGGACGTACCGGGAGTAGTCCTCACCTTCGGGGTTCGAGAACTGCTTGATGAAGCTGTGCGCGATGAGGATGACGTTCATCCGATGGACACGCTGGAGTCGCTCGAGCGCGGCGAGGAGGATGCGCCAGTGGTTGGTTACGACACTCACCCACTTGCCGTACCCGCCCGCAATCTCCTCGATCACGTCCGCCTTGCCATCCTCGGAGATGAGCTTGGAGTGAAGGAGCGGCTCGGCCCAGTCGAGCGAGTCGACGACCAGCGTCTTGTACCCGCCCGCGTCCGCCGTGAGTGTGGCGATGGCGTCGAGGATGTCCTCCCATGCTTCGGGGGTCGGAAACCGAGCCACGTCGAGCTCACTCGTTCCGTCCTCGGTTCCGAGGAAGATCGAACCGGGCGCATCGGCGCCGAATGTGGTTTTGCCCACGCCGTCCACGCCGTGGACGAGGAGCCGATAGGGGCCGGGAATCCTGCCCTTGGTGACGGAGGTTAGGGTCATGCGGTTGACGCGCGGCGGCTGCGGTGCCGGCTTCTGGAGCGTGGCGGGTGCGGCCATGGTGTTCCCCCTTAGAGCGCCGCCTCGGCGGCGGGTTGGTGTGCGGGCTGAATCGCAGCAAGGGCCGCATCGAGCCTCGCGCCGTCCTTCGCTAGCCACCAGCCCTCGAGGCCCGCGTGGATCAGGTGTCCGAAGCGGAGGGTTTCGGCCTCTACCGCTGGCCGGATCCCCTCTCCGTAACGGATGCGGTGCATCCGCTGGCAGGCCCTCGCGCAGCCGAGGCGGGACGCCGTGAGAAGGTGGCCGTTCGCGTTGTCGCCCTCGAGTTCAGGGTGGAGCGCTTCTGTCTTGCGGTACAGGTTCACGTCCTCGGCCGACGCCTCGCCCACACAGATCGGGAAGTAGTCACAGGTGCGGCCCCACTGGACGCACGCGCCGGGGTTGCGTGGGTAGCGGCCGAGCCGCTCGGCCTCGCGGAGCTGCTGCGCGAGCTGCCACACGTCGGCCATGGCGTCGCGCATCTCCTCCTCGAGCCGCACCACTTCCGTTCGCATGAGGTAGTCGTTAGGCGAGGAAGCCACGGCCTCTACCAGTCGGGCCTGGTACTGCCCTGGCGTCTCGTCTTCGGCCCGCTGCGCGGCGTAGAGGCGGCCATCCTTGGTGTACTTTCGGGACTCGGCCGGCGTCGCCTTGAGCGGGCGTTGCGACGGCTTCACCAGCACGTCGTACAAGCACCCGTCCACCCTGCTCCCGAGCGCCTCGGCGCCCGCGTAGTAGACGGAAATCTGGCCGTCGAGGCGCAGGCGTTTCACATAGTCCGAGCCCGCCCCCACGTCGCCGCTGGCCGTTTTGTGCTCGACGATGAGCGCGCGCTTGCTCGCGACCTCGCGCACGCGGACGTCGAGCTTTCCGCCGAGCGTCCAGATCGGCGAGGCGTGCCCGGTCTCGGGGTTCACCAGCTTGGCGCGGAACTCCTCCTCTACGCCAAGAACCTCGTACTGCGCCATGTCGCCGGCCCAGCGGGCGTCGTACGCCGTGAGCATCACGGTGGCGCGCGCCAGGTCGAACGGATCTGCCTGTGTCTTATCCATGTGCTTCCCCCTTTCAAGAACACGGCTCAGTGCGCGAGGCCATGACCGCCGTGTCGATCCTCCTCCACCCTCGTCACCGTGGCTGGCTCCCCGAAACCGCAGATCCTCGCCGCTTGCAGCGCCTCCGACTCCGTGTGCGCACGGACAGTGAAGGACCAGCGCTTGCGGCCGAGCTCCTCCACCGTAAATAGACTCCCGCGCTCAGACCGCGTCATGGCCGCTCCTTTGCTGCCTCGGTGAGCATGGCGTCCGCGGTCAAGTAGGCAACGCGCGCGAGGCGGCTCGGAGCCACGTCCGGAATCGCGCTGTCGACCGCGAGAGAGAGCAGCCCCTGCATCGCCATCGCCGCCACATTGTCCCGCGACATGGCGCGCCGGCCAGGGTGGGCAGAGCACCAGTAGTCCGGCGTCGTGGCGCGCCCCACCGACATACGGATCGGGTTCCCGTGGGCGTCCGTGCCGCTCATCTCCTGCGGCGGACTGGCGCGGCACTCGGTGCCGTCAGCGAAGGACCAAGGGCAGGTTGCGCAGGTTGCGGGGCTCATGGCCTCCCCCTGCGCACCGTCACGTGCTCTGGCTCTCCGAGGGTGGCGATCGGGGCGAGTAGCGCGAGCAGCGACACGGCGGCGACGAGGAGGGCGGCGATCACGGCGCGGCCCTCTTGATCGCGGCACGGGCCTTCGCGAGGACTTCGCGCGGAAGCACCGCCCCCACCATCTCCGTCATGGTGCATGCGCCGGACGTGTAGTCGACCTGATCCAATAGAACCCGTAGCGCTTGGAGTATCTCCGGGGCGGCGGCGATGAGATCGGCGTTCGCCGCCGATGAGGGCGTGATGCTGGGGCCGTAGACGGTGGCGATTTGGGCCTCGCCGGAGTCCGTCGTAATCCATTCGGCGTGGCCAAGCTTCCCGGCCCTCCTCCACGGCCCCGGCGTGTGCGCGCTCACGTCGCCACCTCCTCTCTCCGCTCCGCCAGCGTGACCACGTAGCCGAGCGACCGCAGCGCGAAGAGGACCGCCCCCCGCGTGCCCACCCAGAACACCACTGACGACCCGAGCACCAACCGGAAACTGCCGGGTCGGATCTCGGTGACAACTGCTCGCTTCATGGTGCGTCTCCCCTGTCCTGCGCTGTCCGTCTCATTGCCGTTGCTCGCCGGAGCCGTAGCCGTAGCCGGAGCCGTCGCCGTAGCCGGAGCCGGGGCCGGAGCCGTAGCCGTAGCCGGAGCCGGAGCCGTAGCCGTAGCCGGATCCGGAGCCGGAGCCGTAGCCGGAGCCGTAGCCGTAGCCGGAGCCGTCGCCGTCGCCGTAGCCGTCGCCGTAGCCGTCGCCGGAGCCGTAGCCGTCGCCGTAGTCGTCGCCGGAGCCGTAGCCGTAGCCGTAGCCGTCGCCGGCCCACGTCGGCTCGGCGCCGCGAATCACTCCTGCCACGGTGCGCCTTCCCACGCCTTCACCGCGGCCGGAGCGACCTCGGCAACGCACGTGATCGCGCGGAGCGTGATGTCGGCGGGCGGCCCGATCCGGCACTTCGCGGTGGGCCCGCTGTTGGCGAGGCCGAGGAAACCCTTCACGTCGGCGCTCCAGTACACGCAGTTACGCGCGGCGCGCAGCTTGATGGTGTCGCCGTCCGTCTCCGTCGCGTAGCCGAAGAACACGCCCCGGTGCTCCGTGGTGACCAGGACCGCTCGCTCCTTCTGCGCTCCGTTCTTCTTGTTCGCCATGTGTCCTCCCCTTGAGCTGCGTTCGCCTGCGCTGTCCGTCTCCTGCTCATCCCACCGCGGCGCGGGCCTTCCCGGTTGTGGGATCGGGTTGGTTGGGCCCGGTCCGCCCCGCTGCTTGATGAGCGATGCGTCCAACGAACGTAGTTGTAGCCCAGTGACGACACGGTTGTCAAGCGACGCCGCAAGAGGCGGACACGCCCGCCCCACCAAGGGCCCGCGCCCGGGGGAATACTCAGTGGTGTCGGGAACGTCTGGCTGCGCCAGCTACAGCGGCAGCCAGGGTGCTGAGATGCGCAGCGGCGCGCCGCAGGGCCTCCGCTGCGCGCTCAACACGCGCCGGGGTGGCGCGGCGTGGCAGCTCGAGAACGCCTCGTGCGGCGCGCTCCGCTTCGTCGCGGGCGCTGTCCAGGGAATCTCCGGCATCTGCTGCGGCGCTGCGGTCCATGGCGTAGCTGCTCCACTCCGCGCGCCCCTCTCCTCACCCAGCCCGCCACTACCGCCCGCGCGCGACGGAACGATCTACACCTGTAGTCCGTCCAGCGCGCCGCCCCTTTCTGGTCACTGCGCTGGAGGGACTGGCCGGAGGGGCCGCACACCATTCAGGGGCCAGTAGTTGGGATCGAGCCAGCAAGCGTCCGGCTCCCTGTCCACCAGCCAGTCTATGGAGACGTGGAGGCGGCGGTGCACGAGCAAGAGGACGTCGAGTCCGGCGGTCCGCTCGCCCTTGAGGTACCGCGTCAGGGCGCTGCGCGACATCCCGATCGCCTTGGCCATGGCGGAGATGGAGACGAACTCATTCTTGTACTGCAAATACCGCAGGTTCGCCGCGATGCGTTGCCGCGTCCTTAGATCGAGGGTTCCGTCTCGGGTGCTCATGGGGGCGAAAGCTATCTGCGGGGCGGGCGTCATGGGGCGCCGTAACCGCTTGACAACGGTGTCGTATGACGACATGCTCTCGCCCCATGCGGAAACGCCGTACCCGTCTCGCGTGCTGGCTCGATTCTCCCGAGGCCCCTACGGTCGCAGAGTTCGCCCGCAGGGTCGGCGCCGATCGCCAGCGTATCTACCGCTGTGCGAAGGGCGAGCGTCGCCCTGGTCTGGACCTCGCGATAGCAATCGAGCGCGAGAGCGGTGGCAAGGTCCCGATCTCGTCGTGGTCCGGCGAGAAGCCGTGGACCGGCCGCGTCGTCTCCACCCCCTGCTCCTGCACCGCCTGAGTTCACCATGCGATCTCCTTCGCACCTCGAATCGTGCCCCGAGGGCCACCGTCAACCGGAGTCATTCGCGTTGCCGACGTCCGACGCTGGTTCACTTCCGGAGCAACCAGAGTTGGGATTC